AATTCATCAATGTTATCTAAAATATATTCAGCATTTTCCATTCTTTTTAGGAAGTTATTATATTCCTTTTGATTCTTGGTCAAATTCATCACCTTCTTCAAAGTACCCTTTGTTCTTTAATAATTCGTAGATGTGATAATATAAGGATTTATATATCCTATATCCAGTTGTTTTTTTATCTATAAACTGAATATTTAAATCATATCTTGCCGTAAATGTTTCAAATGATCCTACTGCTGCAGTTGATGAATATTGACTTCTAAAATCTCCAGTTACTAATTTTTCATATCCATTAAGATCTTCAACGAACATAAAAGTTTTTGTATTATACATCTTAAGCCTTGCAAATTCATTTTCGAATCTATCTCTATCCTTTATGCTACTAATAAGCTCATCTACAGAATTTTTCTTTTCTATGGCTATATCATTGCTGAAATACCAATCTCTATTAACTCCTAAAGGCTTGGTTTCTTCATTTGAAGCTATGTAACAGCTATAATCTCCCTGGTCCAACTTTTCAACTTTATATTTTATTTTTTTTCTATCAAAATAATCTTTAATATGTTCCCATCTTTGTTCCCTGGTATCACATATAATTGTTAAATTTTTTAAAAGTATCTTTTGTTCTTTATCACTAAACTTGTACTTCATTTTTTCTCCTTGCTTCTTATCTGCTATAACTAATAACATCAGCTTCGCAGTAACGGTTTGTACATATTATTTTAATCATATCTTCCTCTTCAAAAGCTTTGCGTTGAGTGGTTCAAGAGAACTTTCGTCGCAACTATCACACTCAAACATTGCATAACTATTAACTGAATTAGTATCTTGATAATTTTCTTCTGCTCTAAAACAGTTTTTTCTTTCTTTGCATTCTTTGTTGATACAAAATGTTATATCTTTCATGTACATATCCTTCTTTTCTGAAATTTTTTGAATTGTTCACTAACCAATCCACGCAATTTTCTCAATTTCATCTGCACTCATATTCACATACTTTTCATGCCCTTTAATTGCTTCTTCTTCTGTTGAATATCCTTCAGCTATATTCCAACAATCTAAACCTTCTAACATTATTGCAGTTTCATAAGCCCCATATCTATAATCATAACTTTTAACTGTGCTTATTATATATCCATCTTCTCTTTTAGTTAAATCAATTCTATTTACCATATTTAATTCCTCTTATTTAATTTATTTTTATAAGCTTCTCTTCCTACTGAATTATAGATTAATCCTACTTTGCTACAATTCTCCTTCTGATAACACCCACAACTTACGCTACTTTTTAAAGACCTATGTGTCATATAAGTTATATTTCCACATGCACATTTACATTTCCAAACTACAGCTCTAGACACCCTTCTGTCTGTATAACCCATAACAGTAAGCCTTCCAAACTTTTTACCTATAATGTTATTTATTGCTTGTGCCATTTTATACTCCTATCTAACTCGCAATATATTCAAATTGTAAATTATAATTCTCTTCCACAATTAGAGCATTTTATTCCACTATTAAGGCTCTTTCCGTATTTATCCCAACAAGAACATTGCTCTATTTTACTAGTCTATTTTTCAATATTAATTTCCTTTTTGATTAACACTGCATACTCTTTTCCATATAAATCAGCTTTAAGTATATTTACTATTGTTTCAGCATTGTTTCTACAATCTAATATCAATTTAAGTTCTCCATTTTCAAAAACTCCATAATCACATACAACTGGTTTAACTTCATACTTTATCATTGATTTTTCTCCTCCATTAATTCGTAATAAATTTCAAATTGTTCGTTACTTAAAAATTCTAATAATAGTTTCTAAAACACCTAACCATTCAAGCTTGAAGTTGTTAACCTTTATCGAAAAACCACTCAATGCTATTAATATAATCGCTACCCACATCAAAATCTTATCCATATTTACACTCCATTTATTTCGCAATATTAATGAATTGTTCACTAAATTACTTTGTGTTTTCCCATTTCTCTATTACTATACCTTTAGAATTACAATCTCTACACCTTACCGCATAACTTTCTGCACCGTCTTCGTGGAAAATACTATTGCTAAAAGTTACGTTCATGCTTTTGCAATTAGGGCAATGTATTGCAGTCCCTGTAAATCCAAAAAATACATTTTTAATTCTTTTGAAATTCATAATTTTCTATTCTCCCTAATTAATGCGTAATAATTTCAAATTACGAATTACTTACATAACTCGTCATACATTTTATTTAGCTTTTTTATTATCTCTTCTCTAACATCTTTTTGTTTATTAGCTTCTTCTAATTGATTATTATTTTTAAACTTTTTAACTACTGTTCTTTGGTCTATTGTTACTAACATAGCTAAATAATTTAATTCCTCTTTATTTAACATTACTCTTCCTTCAACTCCTTGTTGCTTGGTATTTCTAATTCGTGTTCATATCTATACCCCATAGCTCCAGAAGGTAATGAGCATAAATAATACCAATCATTTTCATATTCTCTATCTTCTATAGTTACAATGATTCCATATTCTTTATCTTTTACTTTATCTCCAACCTTGAACATTATTTTAAACCTCATTTACTTCTTAATATATTTAAATTGCGAACTAATATTTTCTACTCTCTGAAATTAGACTCCCTGTTCCTTCACTTAAAGTTTCAGGTACACTAATCCCTAGTTGTATTTTGAATCTCCTTATTAGTTCGATGGTGTCTATACTTATATCGGCATTGCTACGTTCAAGTTTTTGTAATTCCCTTGCAAATGAAACTGCATAATATTTGTAATCCATTCTAATCCTTCTTCGCTTCTTAATATATTCAACTGTTCTCTTAAAATTTATCTTTTAATTAAAAATCAAACTTCCAAGTATACAATTTAATTAAATCTTCTTTAAATTCTTCAATTGCTTTTTCAGCTATTTCTCTTGATGTAAAATATATATTATTAGATTTATATGCAAAATCCCAATCAATCATTAATTCACTATATTGATTAGAAAATGCAATATAATATTTTTCAGAACTATCACACCAATTGATAACTTTTGTATTATTCTCCCAAGCGAATCTATCCATTCTTCTCATTAAAGTTTCTTTAAAAGCAACATATTTAGCATATTCTTTATTGTTGAAATAATTAGCTTTTGAAAATACTTTATTATCACAATCAAGTCTATCCTCGTGAATAAAACCTACACTTCCGTTCCTTGTTATAGAATAATACAATTCTCTATTATTTACTCTTGTATAAGGGTTTTTCATTTCCTTAATTTCCTCAAAGTCAAGTTTTAATAAATCAGCTATTGAGATATTTTCATCTCTTAAATAAGCATTACTTTCAATATCTACTAAATCTCCGTCTTTTACTGTAAATATTCTATTACCGCACTTATATCTCTTACCTTCTTTTGTAAAATCTAATTCTGTTATTTTCATTATCTCTTTCCTCCACTGCTATTCTCATCCTTTTAAAGTAAATCAATAAACTTTGGAATAACTCCAATCACTTTTATTTCGAATTTACCTATCTTTATCTGGATATTTCCAATGAAAAATATCGTTACTATGACTAAAAGTAATTCTTGCATCACACTCTCCTAAAAAAACATATTTTAATTATTTAATTTTTCTTTGAAATGAAAATTAATTGTTTTTATTAACTTTAAATATTCTTCCCTGTGAGGATTTTTTTCTAATCCACCATCTTTATTATGTATTCTATCTATAAATTCTTCTTCTGTGATCTTAAGTTGACAACCTATAGAGTAAAGAATTTGGTCATCTTCTGTTAAAATAGCAGTTAACATTCTGTTTTCACATTGATGCTGAAAAATATCTTTATAAGGCATAGAAACTCTTCCTATAATACGACCTTCTTGTATTCTTGCACTTCCAAATACTTCTGCATTTCCAAAGATTTTAGCATTTCCAAAGATATATGCATTTCCAAATACTACTACATTTTCAGATACAATTGCATTTCCACATATTTTAGAACTTCCATATACTTCTGCACTTCCAAATACTTCTGCATTCATATATACTTTTGCACTTCCAAATACTTCTGCATGTTCATATACCTTTGCATCTTCATATACTTCTGCATTTCCAAATACTTTAGCATGTTCATAGACCCAAGAATTATGTTCATGACTAAGATTATCTTCTTTTTCGATATAGCCACCAATATCTCCAGCTTCAATACCTCCAAAGTCCCTTAAAGCTTTTATCCTATATAAAGTTTTCCCACAGTAATTAATACAATCATCTTTTAATAGTTCATATTTTCTGTCCATTGTCATTCTCCTTTAAAACGGCATATCCCCATCATCTACTGGTGTCATATCTCCAAAACCTTCATCTGAGTTATCTTGTGCACTACAACTTTGATTGTTTGCGTTATTATTTCCTACAAACTCAAAATTTTCTATAATTACATCTGTTGTATATCTTCTTATCCCGTCTTGTCCTTCATAACTTCCCGTTCTTATATTTCCTGCAAGTGCTATTTGTCTACCTTTTGTAAAGTATTGAGCAATTGTTTCTCCAGTTTTCCCAAATGCTACACAATTTATAAAATCAGTTTCATCTTTTTTAAAAGCTCTTGCTACTGCAACTGTTATTCTGCAAATTGCAGTCCCGTCGCCCGGCGTATACTTTAGCTCCGGGTCTTTAGTAAGGCGCCCAATAAGCACTACTTTATTCATTAAACGCAACTCCTTTCACCATTTCTTTGACGTCTTTAATGGCTGAAACTATTAGCTTTAAATTCTTCAATCCAGTTCCATTAATCTCTTTATCAATTAAAAAATTCAAAGCTTTTTCTACGTTCGGGAAATATCCCACAGTTGTTTTTGTAGGCTGCCCAAAATTCTTACTTTCTTTATTCTTTACAACTCCATGTTCATATAAAACAACATTTAAAGTATCAACTGATTCTAATGAATATTTATCATTAATTATCATTTTCCTTTTCCCCTTCTTTTTCATGTTTCTTTCTCCAATCTCTTAAGAGCTCTTATTAATATAAGTCCTATTTCACTTAACTCTCCACCTGTTAACTC